AAGAGTATAGTTGTGTAAACGCTCTTCAAAATACTGCATGGAAGATAAATAATAAAGTATTCAAAATTATGTCAGAAGCATCTGATCAGAGAATAAGTATTGGATCTTTACCAGATAGAACTGAAGCCACTATCCCACCCTGTCCAGCCTCTAAAGGTATGAAGAAGGCAGACATGTCTGAGGAGATGTATAAAAAGTTCATAGATTGGAAAACTATCGCATCAGAATGTTATGCAGAGAATGTGAGGAGAAAGTCTAAGATACTACAGTTCATGAGAACCATTAAAATGGCAGAAAAATTTTCTAAATTTGATAGTTTTTATTTTCCATACCAAGTAGATTTCAGAGGTAGAAAATACACTGTATCATCCTTTCTTACACCTCAAGGGACTGAGTACGCAAAAGCATTATTAACATTCTCTAAAAGTTTAGCTATAGAGAACCAAGAACAAGCAGAATGGTTAGCTATACATGGAGCAAACTGTGCCGGAGTTGATAAATTAACTCTCCAAGAAAGAGTGGATTGGGTATATGAAAATGAAAACGAGATATTTAATGTAGCTAAATTCGGATTAGAATGTGAGTTCTGGAAAAAAGTCAGTGATCCTTGGTTATTCTTAGCATTTTGTTATGAATGGACAGGATTTAGGAAAGAAGGTTTCGGCTATAAATCAAGTTTACCTATAGCCTTAGACGGTAGCAATAATGGGCTACAACATTATTCAGCGATGTTACGATGTAAAGTTGGTGGTCACGCAACTAATCTTATGGATAAAGAACAACCACAAGACATATATCAAGATGTCGCTGATCATGTACTAAGGGAAGTAAGGAAGGAGATGGAAGATGGAGATGAGATGGCTGAAAAATGGCTAAATTCTGGACTTATTAATCGTAAAATGACTAAACGACCTGTTATGGTAGTACCTTATGGTGGTACAAGATTTAGCTGTAGAAGTTATGTAGAAGAGTATGTTAGGGATTGTATTTATGATGGGTTAGATTATCCTTGGGATAAAAATCTTCCTCTGTATGTGCCTGTAAATTGGATCACAACTAGAGTGTGGAATGCTATCACGGAAGTAGTAGTGAGTGCAAAAGAGGCGATGGATTGGATTAGAAAAGTTTCAAGTATAATGAGTAAAGAAAATTATCCCTTGATATGGTGGATTCCTTCTGGTATGATAATTCATCAGCAATATAAGGATATAACCAAGAAAAAAATATTCACTCATATTGATGGAATACTTATAAAACCGACCTTACAGATAGAAGATGATTCGGGAATTGATAATAGGAGATCTGTGAATGGTTCAGCACCTAATTTTGTACATTCTTTAGATGCCTGTGCTTTAACCTTCACAGTGAATATGTGTATGGATGAGGATATACAATCATTCCAAATGATACATGATTCATATGGCACACATGCACAAAATACACCAAAATTAGCTTTCTTGTTAAGAAAAGCCTTTGTTAAACTATACCAAGAGTTTGATCCTCTTGATGAATTTAAAAAATCAGCTTTGGAAGTGGTGGACTATGTTCCCAACCCACCAAAGAAGGGAGAGTTAGATATAACAGAAGTGTTAGATTCTAAATACTTCTTTTGTTAATTAACTACCCTTATAGTATTCAAGTTAATAATAATTTGAATTTTAAACCTATAATAACCATTTAAGGAGGATATAAATGGCAGATAGACAAGTATCTCCGTCAGGAAAAGTAGCGTGGGCATATATAGAACGACCCAACACAAAATTCCAAGAAGAGGGAGAATATCAATTAGCGTTCACTATTCCACGTAAAAATGCCAAGAAGTTTATGGCAACGATTGATGAGTGGATGGACTCTTCTCAAAAAGAGTCAGGAGCAAAAAAACTAGCTGATCCACCATACAAAGAGGATGGTGATGATGTACTGTTTAAGTTTAAACAGAAACCATTCTTTAAATCTAAGAACGGAGAGAAAAGAAAGGTTACAATCCGTTTGATTGATGCTAAGTTAAATCCTTGCAATGTGTCACTTGGACGAGGTTCAGATGTAAAGGTTTCATTTCGACCTAACTTCTGGCATGTTCAAGGTGGAGCAGGTGTCACATTATATATGGATGCCGTGCAAGTCATCAATCTGATTCCTTATAATCCTATATCTGATATGGGATTTGAAGAAGAGGAAGGTTTTGAAGATTCCTCTGAAAACACTACATCCGAGTTTAAAGAAGAGGATGAGGACTTCTAAAGGGTTTCGTAACCAATTTGAAGAGAGACTAGGTTCCTTCCTAGAGGAAAAACGTATAGCCTATGAATACGAAACACTTGTTCTAGGTTATACGTTGGAAGGTAAATACAAACCAGATTTTATTCTTCCTAATGGAATAATTATTGAGGCAAAAGGATTTTTTAGACTTACAGCACAGAGAATTTTGAAAGCTATAAAGAAACAACATCCTGAATTAGATATTAGACTCGTATTTTACGATTGTAATAAAAAAGTTCAAGGTTCTAATTTAACATGTAAGGCTTGGGCTACAAAATATAATTTTAAATACGCAAATAAAAATATTCCTGAAGAATGGATAGAATAAACAGAACAGAAACTAAATATATTATTATACATAGTAGTCAGACACCGCCTAGCAAAAATCTTAATGTCAAAGATATGGATAAATTACATAGACAGAAAGGATTTTTAAATGTGGTGCATCATCTCATCATAAAGAGAGATGGTAACGTAGAAACAGGTAGACATATTGAAGAAGTAGGAGCACACACAGAAAGTTATAATGATATATCTATATCAGTATGTCTAGTCGGTGGAGATGCTACGGATTCAGAATTGGAACCTCGTTTAAATTATACATCAAAACAATGGGAAGAATTAAAAAAGAGTATTATGAGGTTGAGGTATCAATATCCTCAATCTACTATCTTAGGTTTTAATGAGATAGAAACTACTCAACTTTCTCCATATTTTGATGTTCAATCATGGTTAGACTTCTAAAACAGGAAGGGAAGTATGGGTAAGGGTATTAAAAATAGAGGAACTCAAATTCATAAATTAAAAAAGAAAACTCCTAAAAAATTTATTTGGGAAGAGGAACTTGAGAATGAACTCGACATGGAAGAAACATATACGTTTCGACAAGTAAGAACTTTCATAGATAGAAGTGATTTGTCAGGTAAAAACTATAAAATTGATGATGTTAAGGTTCAATTTGACGCTTCAACTTTACCGGAAGTATTAGATCAAATGAAATACTTCTTAGTAAGTTGTGGATTTACATATATCAAATCATTATCAGCAACATCTAAACTAGATGATAAAATATGGAACTCTTCGGAAGAGAGAGTATAGAGAGAGGAGACTCTACATTAATTAAACACATCCCTTGTCCTAGTTGTGGATCACAAGATAACCTTGCCATGTATGATGATGGTCATGGTTACTGCTTCACACCCGGATGTGGTTATCACCAAACGGAAGTAGGTGAAACATCAATTACACAGAGGAAGGAAAAAATGAAAATGGATTTTGTAACTGGTGACAAATTACCTCTCCAGAAACGATGCATAACGCAAGCCACTGTTAATAAATGGGATTATCAAATTGGAACTTTCAAAGGTAAGAAAGTACAGATTGCTAATTACCGTAAAGCAGGGTCAGGTGAGGTCATTGCACAGAAATTAAGATTCTCTAACAAGGATTTCCTATTTATTGGAGATACAAAACAAGCGAATCTTTTTGGAAAAAATCTTTTCTCTAAAGGGAAGATGATTGTGGTGACAGAGGGAGAGATAGATGCTATGTCGGTATCTCAAGCTCAAGGTAATAAATGGCCTGTAGTCTCTATATCCACCGGATCTGGAGGAGCAAAACGATGTCTTCAACGAGAGATAGAATACTTAGAAGGATTTGAAACCATAGTCTTGATGTTTGATCAAGATGACGCAGGTAAGAAAGCTGTAGAAGAATGTGTACCCTTATTCTCGCCCGGTAAAGTTAAGGTAGCTCAGTTACCTATGAAGGATGCCAGTGAGATGTTACAAGAAGGTAAAGATAAAGATATTATATCTGCAATATGGGCAGCCCAAGTGTGGCGACCGGATGGTATAGTAGATGGTAGAGATTTATGGCATTTAATATCATCTGAGGATAATGTTGAATCCTTTCCATATCCTTACTCTGGTCTAAATAGTATGACTCAAGGGTTACGTAGAGGTGAGATAGTCACCATTACTGCAGGTAGTGGAGTAGGAAAGTCTCAGATATGTCGTGAAATTGGTTATTCAATGATGTTACAAGGACAGAAGTTAGGTTATCTTGCATTAGAAGAGAATAACAAACGTACTGCATTAGGTTTTGTTGGATTATATTTAAACAAACCGATTCATCTACAGAATGTAGAGTGTACAACTGAAGAATTAAAAGATGGTTTCGATAATGTAGTAGGTACAGGAAACTTATTTCTATATGATCATTGGGGAAGTGTAGAACCAGAACATCTCTTTAACAAGATTAGATACTTAGTACGAGGAATGGAATGTGACTGTATTATCTTAGATCATATTAGTATTATTATTTCAGGACTAACAAGCGGTGGAGATGAACGTAGAATGTTAGACTTTGTAATGACTAAGCTACGGAGTTTAGTAGAAGAATTACAATGTGCCTTAATACTTGTATCTCATTTACGTAGACCAAGTGGAGATAGAGGACATGAAGAGGGAGTACAAACTTCTCTCAATCAGTTACGTGGTACTCATGGTATAGCCCAACTGTCTGATATTGTTATAGGTTGTGAGAGAAACCAACAAAGTGAAGATCATCCTAATTTAACTACTGTACGTATTCTAAAAAACAGGTGGACAGGTGAGACAGGAATCTGTAATGCTATAGAATATTCTAAAGAAACAGGAAGAATGGTAGAAGTTTCTACAGATAATTTTGAAATGGAAGAAGTCACAGATAATCAAGATTTCTAACGGAAGGAAAAAATGGAAGAGGTAGTTTTAGATTTAGAATCTGATGGTTTATTAGATACCATAACTAAAGTTCATTTACTGGTGTATCGCAACCTTAGTAATGGTGAGTTGACCATTGCAGATACAGATTCAAAAATTAAAGATGCTCTAGTAGATTTACAAGATAAAAAAATCATAGGGCATAATATACTAGGCTTTGATCTTATAGCTTTAAAGAAACTATATGATTTCTCTGTTCCTATAGATCAAACACTTGACACATTAATACTTTCAAGACTAATCTATCCTAATATAAGAGAGACAGATTCAAAAATAAGGAAGATCGAAGCTAAACTCTGGGGTAGTCACTCTTTAAAAGCGTGGGGAGAGA